AATAGCTGCTGTTACTGTATTACCAGAACCAGTGGTAGTTATACCAGTTCCACCTGCAATTGTCAAGGTTTCACTATCTAAATCAATACTTAATGCACCACCACTATCACCTTGGAAGTCAAGATCTTGAGCAGTTACTTGTGCATCTACGTAAGCTTTAACTGATTGTTGTGTGGGAATAAGTGTAGCAGAGTTAGAAGACATGTTATCTTCGTCAACAAATGCTGTGACAGTGATTGTACCATCCGACAGATTAGCAAAAGTAATATCACCTGCACTAGAGCCACCGATAGTTACACCGTCTATTGTACCGCCATTAATGTCTGCTGTAGTTAGTACTGCAGATGGTACTGTAATAACACCAGTAGAGTCAGCTATTGTAGCTGCTGCTGTGCCATCTTTAGCTTTAATATTAGTTACTTCAATATTAGTAGTATCTATTGTAGTAGCATTTACATTTGTAATGTTACCTGTGGTAGATGCTAGTGTTGTAATGGTGATAGCATTAATTGTACCACCTTCAACTTTATCACCAGAGATTTGATCAGCAGCTAGTGTAAGTGTACCCGCAGATACATCAAGTGTTTTACCTGAGCCTACTGTAATGTCTGAGGTAGCAATAGTAGCACCATCAATAGTACCACCGTTAATGTCTGCAGTATCAGCTACCAGAGAGTCAATATTAGCAGTGCCATCAATATAAAGATTACGCCACTGTTTTGTTGCACTGCCAAGGTCAAAAGTATCATCTGTGTTAGGAATAACATGGCTATTAATCTCTGCCCCAATTACAATATTATCTGTATCGGAATCACCTAGAGTAATATCACCACCAAGAGTAATGTTACCAGCTACATCAAGATTACCTGCAAAGTAACCGTCTTTAAAACGAAGTGATGTAGTACCAAGATCAATGTCATTGTTAGTTACAGGAACAATTACACCATCTTGAAATCTAAACTGCTCAACAGATGTACCTGAAACATTAATAGAAAACTTAATACGGTGATTAGTAGAATCTATTTCAATTTTATTCTTTGCTGTACCTACACCTGCATCACCTAAGAATCCAATAATGGGTCCTTCTGCTGCAGTACCATCATGTGCGTGACCGCTAGTTGCGTTAAATGCAGCAACAAGTTGATCAAACTCATCATTAGAGTCTGATGCCTGAATAATATCACCATCTGTGTATGTACTTTGTCGTGCATAACCTGCCATATTTTATCTCCTAGCGGCTGCTTTAAATTCTAACTGAAAGCCTTTAAGTGAATAGGGTACGGATACACCATTATCCACAACACGCAATGCTATTGCAAAACCTGAGCCTTCTATCGGCTGCCTAATTAATGGGTTTGACTGACCACCATATGTAACTGTTCCGTACTCACCTGTACCATACAAAGCCACAACTTTACTTGAATCAAAAGGATAAGCTGCAGGTCTTGCAGAGTTAGGATCTTCGTAATCGTATCTCACAAATAAATCGGAGTTTACAGAACCTTCAGGTGCATAGTTTATTACTGCACGTTGAAATTGTTTTCTAATTCCTGCATCACCCATAGTAATATCTGGTGACCTGTATCTTCCAATAATGGTAGTCCCATCAAAAGTATTACCTTGTTCTTGTTGATATACATATCCATCGTAACCGCCGTGTATTACATAAACAATACCGTCTTCATTTATGTGATCTGTACAAGAAGGTTGAATACCTAAAGTTTCAGCAAACTCATAACCCTCTGCAGTTCTATGGCAGATAACACCTTTAGTACGTTCTTTAGTTCTTGCATCGTTACCAGAAGTATCACAAAAGAATATTCTATACTGAGTTTTATCGGGAACTATCACTGAGTCAAACTCAGTTATGTCAGAGTAAATATTAAACAATTGATGCACAGCAGTACTAATTGATCCAAGCTCAACATCACCTATTCGTTCAGTACCAGCAACAGTTCTTAAACCATCTCGACCTAAGAATACAATATCACCCGCAAATTCTTGTATTGTAAATCCATTCATACAACCAATATTCTTTGACACAGGTTGTAATTGAAAGTCTGCTATGGTATTACCATCTAGCCTAAATATACGTTCCTGACAAAATATAAACAAAGAATCTCGAAAAGGAAATATACCTGTTATAGGACTATCGACTCGTATAGATCCAGCGCCACTCGCAGGTGTAAAGTCAGTGGGTGCATATGGCGCAGAAAATATTAACTCTTGGGGATTAGAAGACATACCCGCAAAAAATATAGCGTTCTTAAAGCCTGTAACAAACTGAGGATCTACTGGGGCGTTAGTAGTATTAATATCTGTTACTGAATTGCCTGTAGTATAAAAAGATGCCAGATTTGCACCGTCAGCAAAAACAATAGTAGAAGTACCATTTATGTTATATCTAAAGTGTGAGTACTTTTTTGCACCCGTACGACCGCTATCAATCTCCGTCCAGTACTGAGTTACTGCTGCATCATCCGCATGTACTGCTGCACTTGTACTGTTAGCACCACGAGTACATCCTATGAAAGTTACAGAGTCAATACTAGTATAAGTAATCTGCTCTGTACCTATTAGAATAGTTCCAGAAGAACTAAACCCTGCAGTACTATTTACAACAACACTAGTTGCAGAGTTAGTTGTAGAGCCATTAGTATTAGAGCTACCATTAGAAGATCTAAAAACTTTGGTCCCTCGCGCAGCTATGATTTCATTTTGATGAAAAGCTGACATAAGAACTTTTTCTGTAGAAGATGCAGTCTGAGGAACAATATTAGTATTCCACTTTGTGTATCCATTAATACGTCTATACCCACCCTTAATGTCAGGCTCAAAGTTTTGTAACTCAAAAGCCTGTCCGGGTTGCATAGTGAATGTAGATCTATTAAGAACTAATCCACCTTGGCAAGGAAAGATAAAAGGATTAAGACCTGCTTCATCTGCCATTATACTAAAGAACTTCCTACGGATGATTTATATATTACTGTAGAGCGAATATAGTCTGTCCTGTTAGACAGTAAAGTTTGCATGCTTTTAATACCATCTTCAAACCTTGCAAAGTTTAATTGGTATTCGTTGCCTTCTCCTCTGTATTGATAACCAAAGGCAGTAGCTCCATCTACAATTACCTGCCTATACTGCGAAGGTATAGTAGGTACATCTGTTGCCACACTTAATGCAGTAGTGTATATGTAATATTCAAACTTTAAAGAGTATGTTTTATCTGGATATGGATATAAACCAAAGTTATTATCCGGTGTTCTAAATACATGCGAGGGTACACCCCCTACATCTGATCTATCTTCTTGATTAATGAATTTATTTAAATAATCTTTATAGTCAATAATAGTAAGAGATTTACCTTCAACACTTAAAGAAGAATCATCTACGAGTCTAAATGTATCGTAATCTACATGTTTAGCGTTTGTAGGTATAGTGTATCTAGTTGTTCCTGCTACAAGTGTCTCTGTCTGCGTAGCGTGGTTGTAAGGCCAACTAAACTCACGAGTATTAATATAGTTAATGGCATCGTTTACAGCGTTCTTACACTGAGTTTGAAACCCACGAGAGTTGACAAAGTTAGATGAAGTTAAAGCTACTTCATTAAACCTAGCTAGTACTTCGTTTGTAAGATCAAGATAAGTGTAAGCCATTATATTTCCCTAAGATAGCCTAAAGGGGCCACTCGAAAGCAGCCCCTAAAGTTAGTTCATTTATGCAAGCGTATCACGATCTACTTCTGCCGCTGCCTTTGTAGCGCCCATAGGCATGTACATTACAAAGAACTTGAACGAACCTGCAGAAGGTGCGTTTGAGCCAGCCAGCTTAGCTGTGATAACAGTGTCAGCAACAGTAACATTTGTGATGCCATTCACTGTAGTAGTGGTAGCAGCCAATGTTTTAGCGGCATTAATATCTGCAGTACCTAGCAGATCAATGTCACCACCTGTTACACCGAAGCTCACTGCGTTAGCACCACCAATGGTAGCTGCAGCAGTACACTCAGCACCAGCAGCAAGTACCACACAATTGTCTGGGACTGTACCAATGTCATGAGTTGAACTAGTGGTGAGATCACCGTGAGCAATCACGGCAGTCTCAATACGGACGGGGGATTGTAAAGCCATATTTTAGTCTCCCTTAAGCTGCGTTATATTTAGCAGTAACAAGAGCTTCTGGGCGAAGTATCTTCCTACCGTAAAGGTGCATACCACGAACAATGTCAGCGAAGCTGTCAGGGTCACGGTAAGTTTCAGTCTTGTTGATCTGCTCCGCAGTTGCTACAGCAGAATCATGACCCGCAACAATAACACCGTAGTTGGTGTTTTGGTTTGCAGAACCTGTAGTTCCAGCACCAGTGCCTACTGAAGGCAAGTTGCTTGATACGTACAAGCGGAAACCAAAGAAGTTGTTGAGGTTTAGACCATTGCGAAGTGAGCCTGAGTCACCGAAATCGGCGTTCAAAAAGCGAGAATCTTCATCACGAAGTAGCTCCATGAATACCGGGTCAACAACCAGCCAACGCCCTGCAGTATCAACTTGCTGTTGATCCAACAAACGACCCATACGTGCTACAACCATTACAGGTGAAGCAGTTGCAGTCGGCAGAGCAGTAGCGCCCGGCAAACGTGCGGCCAAGGGAATTGAATGATCCCCTGCAGAACCAGTTGTGATGTTACCAAATGAATCCTTACGGAGTTTCATTGAAGTCAACAACTCATCTGAGCCAGCAGTAGTAACAGCTTTGGTGCCGTTTACTTGGTCATTAACAGTGCCAGCATTTGCATGCAAAGCAGACTGTTTATAGCCTGACAGATAGCCAAGAACTTCTTGGTCATACTGATCAGCAAGACGATAAGCTGCACGATCCGTTGCAAGACTCATGAAATTGACGTGACTATGAGCCTCTTCAATATCATCCATCTTGAAAGCAAAATAGTTAGCTTTATCAACGACTAAGGAGAAATCCTCGTCATCTAAGTCTTGTGCTGAAACCTGCGTCCCACGAGCGTAGGAGCTTACAGAAATTTCAGGCTCTTTGATAATTTTCACTGTATCACCTTGGGCAGAAATCTCCCCAAAATAATCAGAGTTGGTGATGTCACCACATACTGTACTCTTGCGGAAAGCAAGCTGTACTTTTTTTGAATAGATTACTGGGCTAAAATTGCCGTTTGGCAAATTCCCGTAACCTGCTGCTGATGTAAAAGCCATAGTATAATCCTCCATAGATGTTTGGCTTAGGTTTAATTAAGCTTGTAACATTTAGTAAGAGGCTGTCTTTCTAGGGTGCGAATGTTATGTCAGTCGGCCAACCAACATATCAACGGGCCTATGCTAACAGGTAAGTCTTATCTTATTAGTTTTAGCTTAGGGGGTTTGAATGTAGTACAAGGTAGTCTTTTCAGAGGCTTGTACTACACTCTTGTAACACCTATAGTTATACTTACTAAATATAGGTTGTCAATAACAATTTTTAATTTAACGTGCACCGCCTGTCATATCATAGACAAACTTACCAGTGCGCATGGATTCCATAATAGCGTCTGCATTTTTTTCATATTCATGCACAGACATACTATTAACTTGAGATTCACTGAATCGTCCTGCTGAGTCGTTTGATTCAGGTTTAGTTGTTCGTTTAGTAACCACAGCAGATGCTGCTTCTTTACTAGACTTTTTACGAGACTTAGTGTCCATATTATTATCTACTTTATATAGATCAATAACACGGACTACAGATCTTGGATCGTCACTGTTTTCGTAGATAGCATCTTGTACCCACTTAGGTTGCTCTCCAGCCCAGTCATGAAAGGCATCACTCTCTCGTAAATCATCGAAGTCGGGATGTGCGTCACGAATAGCATCTTCATTCTTGTTACGCTCAGCCTCTGCAGACATACGATCTAGTTCTTGTAGACGGCCTTCTGCTAAGTTAAACTTTTCTTGGGCCTTCTTTTCTGCAATAGTTTCAACAATTGCTGCAACATCAGGATACTTCTCTGCCCACTTAGCAATATCCTCATCAGATTTAGGTGCACGTATTTCACCACGTTCTTGTGCATTCTCTAACTGAGCCTTTATTTTCTTTAGTTCTTCCGATTGTTTATTTAAATGATTACGTAAATCACTATAGCGTTTCTTGTATGTACGCTCTTCACCCGAAAGTTTCTCGTCTTGTGATTCTTCTTGAGAGACTTCTTCAGTTTCTACTTTTTGCTCTTCTTCAGAAGTATCTTCTTCTTCTACTAACTTCTGAAGTTCCGCTTCTTCTTGCTCAATACGCCTCTTATTAGCGTTGCTGTAATTAGAATCTACAAATCCTGCTACTTTAGGTTGTTCTACATTTTCTAGTTCTGCCATAGTTTATTTCCTTTATGTTGGGGCCAGCCGTAGCTGGGTAGCCTTATAGTTATTATAGGTAGTAATCTTGACTATCGTTTCCTCATTAAGCCGCCTTTGTTTAACATACCGTATTTAGACTCTAATTCTTTTTTAGTACTTGTTGCGGCTTTGTAAGCTTTTTTACTTTTCTTTTTTACTTTCTGTAAGTTTTCACTTGTTTTAGAAGCTTTTGCTGCTGCTGCAGTTTTTGCTGCTTCCTGTGCTTTTGCTGCCCCGCTAGGGCCGGGATCGCCTCCGCCACCACCACCTGATTTTTTAGGTGGTGTAGTAGGGTCAGGAGCAACAGTATTTTTAGTAGGATCTGCCAAGTTAATTCCTACCTGTGAGGAGGCGTACTTAGCTTGTGTCTCTCCTGAATTACCAAACATCGAAGCAACTATCTTTTCAAAAGGACTGTACTTATCCTCTATACCTTGAGCTTGTTCCATTAAAGCTTTACTTGTAGGATTATCTTTACCGCCATTCTTAGCCTTTTCTAATATAGCAGCAGCCCGTAGCGTAGATACAGTACTAACATTTGCAGCAGCACCTACAGGAGACATACGAAGCATGTCAGGCGGTCCTTTTTGAGTCTTAGCCCAGTCACTCATAGATTTAGGATCACCAAACTTTAGATCCTCATACCATCTTTTTACTTCAGGTTGATCTGATGGTCCATCGTCATCTCTGTCATTTCTGGGTGCAGCTACGGCTGGTGCACCTTGTCTAAATCCTTCTGGTACAGGTGAGACAGGTTGTTTAGTATCTGAATACACAGCTATTTTCATAGTAGCACCAGTAGAAGGATTGTAGTAATCAACAAGTTCTGTGGGACGAGTAGTTCCTGTGGCTGTTACCATACCGGGAAATGAAGACGCACCTATTGTTTCAAACCCTGATAAAACTGAAGGGATAGCTGGTGGGGCAGGAGGTTCTACTACTGTACCGCCCCCTGCATAACCTCTTACATACCCGCCTTCTGCAAGCTTAACACCTTTAGCATCTAACTTTCTTTGTATCTCAGGGTTACGTTCAACAATATCAAAGATACGGTCAATCATACCGTCTACATCTTCTTTTACATTCATCTGAGAAGCTTTAGGCATACCTTCTTTACGAGTAGCAGCCAACCCACCTTCAGCCATAGTAATAGTTTCAGAGCCTTCCATAATACGTTTAACTTCAGCTAAGTCAGCCGCACTAATTTCGGAAGGTAAAGAAGCAGATCCTTCCATTATAGCTTTCATATCGTTCATATCTTCATCTGATATACTAGCCATAAGATCTTCTTCAGACATCTCAGAGCCACCCATACCTGCAGGTACAGGCTCTCCACCAATACGTCCTTCTGATTCCATACTTGCATACTCTGACTTTGCATGATCTCGAAGATCTTCAAAGAACTTTACACCGTAAAAACGTAGAACGTCTGCAGGAACTACATATTCACCTTCAGATAGTTTTGCATCAATGTCATCACGTACTTCTTCAGCAGTAGAGCCTAGAGGTATTTCATTTCCGCTTACAGGATCAACTGGTAGTTCAGATGCCATTGCGTTCATTTGATCTTCAAGAGCCATTTATTTCATCCCTCAAGTATTTGAGTTTACGTAGAGCAGCTATCTCACCTTGACAGCGAAACAACTCTTCTGGTGATTTTAATTGTTCCATGTTCTTGTGTACCTGACTGATTTTACTATCAACAGTTTCACAAAAAGAATCCCATAGAGGTTTATCGTTTACTAGTTTTTTTATTATCATTTGTTGGGTCTTTGTACTAAGCCACCTTGGTTAAACCGTAGTTTCTGCTTTTTAGGATCTAGCTTTAAATCTTTAATATTAATAGATTTACCTTGTAGAATTTTAGGTTTTTCTGCTTTTAACCTTCTAGCTAAATCTCCTCTAGGAAAACGGAAGGCCAATGCCTGATCTTTGAGACTTAATTCAGTATGTTTATAGTTTAAATCTTTTTTGCCTATCTTTATTTGATCGCCTAGTTCATCTTTTAATTGCTTAAGTGCTTTATCAAAAGCGGTAACATATGTATTGTAGAAACCTGAACCTTTTTTTATAGCACTCTCATATTCTTTTGAACCTTTCGAGAAACGTTTTTCTGCAAGCTTTTCAATAGGAGGTAATACAATTTCATCAACATTATTAGCTTTAGCATCTGCAATAATAGATTGCAACAATACTCTTACAGAATCTGTAAGCTTAGGTAAGGGAGTGTCTTTTTTAGAGGTAGCCATTCGACTATTGTTTATAACTTCTCCAGCCCCTGACACGATACTCTGTAATACATCAGATCTATCGGGGAAATCAAATACATTAAGTTTTTTAGCGGCTAACACATCAAAATACATTCGGAGTGTAAGAGGGGATGTTACATCATAAAATTTATTAGCGGTGTCAGGTGCATTTTCACCTAATATTTTTTTAAGTTTTTCTGACTTTTCTACCTCTGTAAGTTTTTTGTCTGTCATTATAGGTATATATTTGTCAAATACGTAATCTTCAAATTCTTCAAATAAGTCTCCGGGTTGTGCAAACTCTCTGTTAAAGGCTATATCATCTATATCGGATTCAAATTGTTTTCTATATTTTTGTATAGATTCTGCTTTAGTTTTTTCAGGGTTGTCTACCATTTTTTGAATTACATCAGATTGAAGTTCTTCTATTAAAAGGTAATCAGCATCTTCATCGAATCTTATATTAGAAAGTTTTTCTGCGTCTTTATACGAAGGCGTTTGTTCTTGTCTATAGCTATACCTAGCATGTGCTAGTGTAGAAGGTCCATGATGCGTCATTAAACCTAAGTCTTTTTGTATAACATCAATGCCTATTTCCTGATAACCTATATCTAAATCTTCTAGGTCTGTCTGTCTTTGCGTACCTCTATATTTAGGTGCTTTTTTTAAAGCTTGTATCTTTAGTGGATCTAATTCAAAAGCTCCACTTATCACATCCTTAGTATACTTTTCTTCAGGTTCTAATCCAAACTGCCTAAAGTCTAATTCTCCTTGAGAAACTTTAGGTGCACGTTTACGCACAAACGCTTCTATGTTCTGACCTTTAGTACCCTTTTTACCTATAGGTGCTTCCTGTATAGCGGATTCTAAAGGACTATAAAATTCTGCAACTACAGTATCTTCTAAACCAACCATATCCCAAGTAAGTTTTTCATCATCTTCAGACAGCTTTACAGGATCTCTTTTACCTTCTTTAAACAGAGGATTATACTTAGGATTATCAATAGCGCCCGAAGGCATACCAAATGCATTCTTGAGTTCTTTAGATATAAGCCTACTGATTGATGACATTACTGTACGTTCCCGCTAAAGCCTTGTTCACCCGGCGCTGCTGCACCACCAATACCAATGTTACCGCCGCCGCCGCCACTCATATCTGCTGCGCCTTGGGGTGGTGCACCTTCAGGGGCCGCTTGAGGAGCCGCACCTCCTTCAGGACTAGGAACCCCTTGAGGTGGCTGTTGTGGCGCTGTGAACCCTTTTAGAATCTCTGCTTGGATAGCTGCGTCTTGCATAGAGTTAGTAACCTTATCAGGGTCAAGATCCATGCTGATGGCAATCTCACGAATGATGTAATCCATCTTAGCAAACGGTGCCAGTGTTGGGTTCTGTGCTACCTGTAAGAACTGCATCAGACGTTGTGAGCGTACCTCATTAGCCATTAAGCTTTCAGTACCCTGAGATTTTACTTCTAAGTCACCTTTAATTTCAGGATCGTAATCAAACTGCATGTTGAAATTAAAGAAAGCTTTACCTAAAGGGCTAAGCAGATAGTCATCTACGTTCTTGATTACATTCCGTATAGAGCCGTTGGCTGCACCCATAAGCATGCTAATGCCACTAGCAGTACGACCAACACCCGTAACGCCTGTTTGACCATGTGCGAAAGATGGGAATCCAGTTGACTCATCTGCTAATACTCTTGCTTTATCAAATAGTTGCATGTTTTCGCCAGCGACATTAGGAAACTTGGTCCCAAAAATGCCTTGACCCGGAGCACCCCCCTGTCTCCGAAACACCTTGCCCGGGTACACAGACATATCCTGTCCCGGCACTAAGTTAGTTTCATCAACTTCAATTAACAAGTTACCCGAAAGTACTGCATTATCTACTGCCATACGCATAAACCCATTCATAAGGGTCTGTGTATCATCCATATTCTCCGCAATGCCTACCCCAAAGAATGAGTAGGGATTAACTTCGTAGGGTACAGCATAGTAAGGAATCAGTGCAGGTTTAAATGGATTCATAACCAAACGTAGTACTTGTCCGTTACATACCCAAATGTTTACGTTGAGTTGGTCTGAATCTTTTAACTCTTTAGGGATATCTATGTCATACCCTTCTAAAATATCTTTATCAACAAAACCCCAGAACTCAAACACTTCATAACGCTCTGCTTTACTGCTTTGCTTATCGTCTTCCATCTCCTGTTCCCACCACTTTTTGTCGTAGGATTCACCTAAGTTAAGTGCGATATCAATGGTATTGTCACGAAAGAAAGGACGCCCCTTTAAAGCACGTAGTTGTGAGCGAGACATCTTATGACGTTCAACGATGTATTCTGCCTCATCCATGTTTGCAGCATCAGGATCTGGATAGAAGTTCCAGATAGAAACATGACTTGTAGACGGTACTGTTTTAATTACAGGAGAATACTCACCGTCCTCACCCCAATTAGCATACTCTTTATTTACAGCAAAAGGCCCTTTCATAATACCTGTACCAAAAAGAGCTAGTTCAAAAGAACTAAGGCGAAGCTGTTTATTGGCTCCGCTTTCTTCTAGTTGATCATGAATTTTCTTTTGCATCTTCTTAGCTGCCACTTGCGCAGGAAAGAAAGTAACACTAGTAGGTAACGTACCTGCACCCTCAACTAACTTATCTTCTACAGGAGCCAGTTTGTTTTTCATACCCGCCAAACGCTCTTGTAAATCGTTAAGAGTTTCACCGGGCTGTAGTTTTTCCTCGCTACTAAAAGGTGTAGTCATAGGAGAAAAAGTAGTATTCATTTCCTCTTTAGCTTGATCTGCTTGAGGATTAGCATCAAAGTGCACAGCTTCAGTCACACCTTCAGGCAGTGTTGTAGGGTCTACTGTAATAGGAAACTTTGAGTTACCAAACAGTACGTCTATAACTTGACCGTATGCAGCTAGTGTTTTTGTCTTAGTAACTTTAACAAAAATGCGAGAACGCTCTGCTTCTGTGAATTGAACATCAGAACTATACATACCACGATAGTTACGATAAGCCCGCATCCAACGCTCTTCATCAACAAGTCTAGCATCCTCTGCTTTTTTATAACGCTCACTAACGAAACCAGTAATAGTTCCTACTTTCTCGTCAAAAAGTGTATCAGTATTTGATACATCTTTAATGAACGATGATGTAGAGGATTCAATGTTTTCCTCGTAGGTATCGTCAAAATCTTTAGGGTCCATACTTAATATCCAAATGTTGGGTCAGATGCTTGAAAACCTGATCGTGATGTTGCAGGATTATAATCCCATAAGGAACTTCTTGGGCGTGTCATTATACCGTATCGCAAAGCATCATACAAGTGATCCTCTGCGTTTGTATCTACATCCTCTAGGTTTCTTTTGTCTAGAGGAATACTGGGTATCTGGGCTATAGTATGAGTGCAGGTGGAAAAGAACACGAGTTGGGATTCTTCAGTGAACTCGTCCACCTGCAAACGGCGATGTATCTCGTTCTTACCTGCTACCCTTGAACCACGAGAACGATCTGAGGGCCTCCAGCGACATCCCTTCATGTTCATTTGTTCTGCTAGTGATGGGCCAGTATCACCTCTTTTATGCCAGAGGGACGAGTCAAGTACGCCGTATCTTATAGTTCCATCATCTTCTTCTGCTTCTAGTATCATATCAGCTAAATCTGTAGCTGTGACTTTAGTTACGTACATCTCTCTGTACACTACTAGTTGTTCGGAAGGAGTAACAGCAAACCATAAAACCCCTGTCCAACTTCCATAACCGTAGTCGCATGATCTAAACTTAGTCCAGCTTCTAGGTATATCGTAGTTATCTACTACATGTATCTTTCTATTAAACTCAGGAAACGCTGCTCCTTCATTTACATCCCAGTCACCTTCTAGTAATTGCTTTCTCTGATGATCAGGCAAAGATAAAAGCATTGCCTCGTAATCACCGCTGTCAGCTAAGTAAGGATTATCAAACAAACTGGCAGGAATAAATCGTCTTTTAAATAAAGGCTCACCTTCTTTGGAGTGACCCCTAGGAAACTCTAGCCTATTACCTGTTTCTATATTGGTAGCCCAAAAAGGTGTGTTAGGCTTGGCAGGATCAATGAACATCTTCTTGACCCATGAGTGGCCGCTGCCGCCGGGGTTAGTTGTTGCTCTCATGTACAAACTCAAGTTAGGCGAAGCTGTACGTAAACGTGAACGCATATAATCCCATGCAAAAGGACTAGACCACTGAGTAAGTTCGTCAAATGCTATGTAGTTAAATGCCTGACCTTGATACCGCATAACATCAGTATCTCTATCTAGATAAGACATCCAAAGCTTACCACCTCTAGGTGTAGTCCATTGACTCTTACGTTCAGACCACTTGATCCCCGGAATAGCTTTAGGATAAAGTTCCTGACTTTTTTGTATAAGCTCACGCAACTCTTCTGTTGTGTGACGTACAAGTAACCCACTAAAGTCAGGGTCATTCAAACTACGTAAAGGATCTGCTAGAGTTGCGTAACTCTTACCGCCACCTGCTGCCCCACCATATAAGACCTCACGCTCACTAGAAGCTAGGTACTGAGTCTGAGGGCCGGGATTAGGCTTAAATACTACGTTCTGTGCTACCTCTTCATCATAAGGTGCGGATATTACTGTTGCAGGTACTGTTTCCTGTACAGAATCATCCTTATTCTTGGATGTAGGTGTGGTAGCCGACCCTTTCTTTTTCAAGCGTTTCGTACTGCTGGATCGCTTTTTTGTACCTTTGGGCAAGCTTGCGCTTAATTTGAGCAACTGATTTACGTCTTCTTTCGACATCTATTCTCTTCTTTAATCCCATATGAGAAATGTATCTACCCGACTGTGTAGATAGCCATGCAGATACTTCTCTATAACTATACTGCTTTACATGTTTCTTTGCAAGCTCTAATAGTTCTAGCTCTTTAACTATAGGAATCAACCAAGAATCATCTTCAGGGTCTATCTCATAACCAAAAGGAACATATTGTTTAGTTAATCTAGGGATCTTTTCCCATTGTCTTTTCTTAAAGTCAGGCTTAGGTAACATCCAATAACCTAAGTCTTCCTTCTTAGTGTACTTAGCCATCGTCACTTTCTTTAGGCGGTAGAATAAACAGACCACCAGAGCTTTCTACAGAAACACGTTCTGTCTTAACAACACCAGCACGATCTAATACTTGACCTGCAGCTACCATCTTTTCCTTAATCCCTAACTGGGTAGGATCATCCAAAGCACTTGAATAAGCAAAAGCCGCTTTAGGACCCAAGCGAGACATATACGTTTTAGTTGCGTCAAATATCTCATCCTTTAAAGATTCAACAATCATACGAGTAGGAGTATTCTCACTGTAACCCGCTAACTTCTTAGCACGTACTACATCACCTGAAGCCTCTTCAAAGAGAACTTCCATAAATCTTTGTTGATTCTCTGTAAGTGTACGAGTCATGTTATCTTCCTATGCGGTTTTACTTTGGCTCTAACTTTCTTAGGTTGAGCCACAAACTGCTTACCCGCCTTAGTGCCTTTTCGTTTTGCTCGTGATGTAGCGGCATACTCAGAAGCACTAAGAGACTTAATAGCCTTCTCAGGTAGATACCTTTCGCCTGTAGCCTTGGGACCTTGCGTCGATGGCTTACCACTTTTGGTCCCCCACTTCTGCTTAGTCCAAGACTTCAAGCTCTTCTGTGATTTAGATAAAGTCACTAGGTGTAACCTCCACCTTTAGCTTTGTACTGCTTAGCGACCATCTGAGCTTTCCGGGCGCTCCATTGTCCGGGCTTTCCACCCTTCCCGCCAGCTTTGACGGAAGCAACGAGGCGCTTACGCATACTAGGCTTAGTATAATTACCCGCTGCATTAACCGTAGACTTTTTGCCTGATTTCACCTCTACTGATCCCCATATCATGCAGTTCTTTGTCACTCAAATTCATGAGTATCCAATAGTCTGCTCTTCGTTGTTGATTCTCTTGGAACTTCTTTAAAATATTCTTGAACATAGCACTACTCCTTTTGTCTTGTGCAGGAATAGTTTTACCATATTTAGTTATATCATACTATAGATAAGATTGCAACCCCGTTATGATCTCCTTGCAGGGTCAAAGTATTCTTCCACAGAAACAAGCACTTCCATAGTATTAGTAGTTTCACCATATACCAAAATCTTATCGCCTGAGTGTAAGTTAAAGTATCCACCATTAACTAAGTTAATCACAGAATGTCCTGCCATACTAAGTCCATTAGCTATATAATGATACTCGTTATCGTCAGCATGGTAAAACTGCACATATACTTTCTTAGTAGAAGTAGAACTATTGCTAATATGTAAATACCTAGTAATAGCACTAAAGTTAGCAGGGCAGGTATACACAGCAGTAGCACTAGCATCTGCCGAAGTAGATGCAATAGTGTACCCTTGCGTATGAAACTTAGACTTAGTTAGATCTGGCATTTATCCAGCACCTGCACCACGCTTATAACGTGAGCGTTTCTCTGATTCTTTCTTTGCTCGTGCTTTGATTTCAGAAACACTTGTGCGTTCTTTAAGGGCATCGTAAATAGCTTTACCCGGAACAGGTTTGGTGTAAGGCTTAGCATCCGTACCCAACTGCTCTCGTGCACGTTTAGTTGCGGCATCAATCTCTGCTTTATTAAAGACATCACTAAGAGTTTTATCTGTACCCGGAAGAAGATAGTCTGTTTCTATTGGGTTTCTTTTACGTAAAGGAGGTGCACCTTTAGGCTGTTTAGGCCGCTGTGATCGTGGATCTACAGGACGTTTAGGTGGACGTTTTGAACCGGGAACTGAAGGCTTCTTGGGAGGTGCTGTACCAGCAGAGGCACCAAGGTTCTTACCTTTAGCATTAGCCCAAGCAGTTAAAGCAGAACCTTTAAACTTACCTTTGTTTTTCTTTTTCCATGCATCTAGTGTTTCTCTAGTTACAGCTAAAGCTTTCTTACCATTCTTATCTGTGTAGTACAGAGATCCTGCTTTTCGTGCAGCAGAGATACTTTTATAATCTTTATAACTAGCCATAAATTTAACCCTTTTTAATTCCTGTGTTCATAGCACCAGTAGATTTAACCATGCCACCTTGATTATACATAGCTACTTTACCACCTTTAGCGTAAGCTTTCTTTTTCATCATAGCCCCGCCTTTAGCGTAACCTTTTTTCTTAGTCATGCCACCCTTATTCATTTTACCTTTACCATCTGCTGCATAAAAAGGAACAGTGTCACCTGTTTTGTTTTTAACCATTTTAAGACCGCCTTGGGCATATCCTTTTTTCTTCATCATTGTTTATCCCTCACTGTATAAATTGTTAAACACTCGTTGCGTATCCCAAACATAGTCTACGTTTTCTTTCGAGTTATATGTATGTTGGTTAGGTTTAAAGTCTGGAGCACCTTGCCCTGTCTCAAACCATGCTGGGTGAGTTACTCTCACTCTGTTATTGGGCAACGCAACAATGTTACCTGTATATTGCCCTGCATCTAACAACTCTAATACGTGAGACTGTTTGTGTTGTGCAGGATCATCTGCTACTTCATTATCTGTATAGTCTACAGTAAAGTAATACTTAGCTGGATAAAACTCTCCATCTATCTTTGCTATCCAAGGCGCTGGGCTTGCTCTCTCTAGCTTGTACACACTATGTGTATGCGACATGCAGTCCCAAGGTTGCGCTAAGTACGGGGGTAGCTCGTTAGGCCATTCAGCCAAAGGGGTATCCGCAACCAACGCAGTAAGTGGCATCCTAGCCCACATTGCTCCTCCGTGGACGTTTTCTGATTCGTCAAAGTCAGACTCACATCCCGTGAAGATAACTTGGAAGCTGAGTGTTCTATTGGGCATCGTAGTAACACCGATGACCATACAGTGAAGAAACTCTCCATGATACTCCTCCAAGTTCTTTGTGTACTCTCTACGTACCCACGCTTTAAAGTAAGGTATACTGCTAGTTAAATAAGACATATGTTATTTTTTTGCATTAGCTTTTTTCAATAGCCTAGCAGATTTACCGTGGTATTCTGCAAAAGGCTTACCCTTGTTAAAAGCTTTTGTTTCTTTCAACTGACGAGCTTCTTCTTTAGCCGCTTCTAATTTAACTATCTTTGCCTCAAGAGCACTTACTTTTTTAGAGTTCCAAGCAGATTTAGCTGCAGTACCTGTAGCCCTTAAACCTTCAATAACATTACTGACAGAGTTTTCTTTTAATAATTTACGTCTATATACAGGTGCTAAATTTGATATACGCTTTCGTAACTGCTTTACCTTTTGATCAGCACGAGATGTTTCTGTTTTAGGCATCAGTAATTCCTGTCTAAGCTATAATAAAATCTACGATTTGTCCATCAGGAGTTCGTAGTTTATTTGGATTAGGATTGTAAGCATACATTTGATTAACCAACTTTAGATCTTCTACAGGTGTATCAGGAGTAATCTTGTTAGGTTCTTCTACCTTATACTCTTCGTTATTTCTACTAGATCTATCCTTATCTGCTTTCTCAAATATAATATTCTCATGAGTTTGAAAAGGAAAACTAGGTAAAGGAAAATGAGAGATGAGAGTCATTACCACTTCACCTTATCTGCCCAGTAAGCTGCAGACATCTTGCCCTTCTTAATGTTCTTGGCATGACGAGCCTTAAAGCTTGCACGTTTCTTCTTCATCTTTTCAGATTCACCTTCCCTAGGCTTACCTGCAGTACTAGCACCCTTTTCACCAAACTTAATATATTTATACTTACCGTCTTCACTAGCCATAACGTGATGAGATTTACCACTGCCATCCTTAAGACGTTGAGGTTTATTCACCGCCTTAAGTCCTGCATCCTTCATCTTAGTCTTGACTCGTTCAGGTATAGCCATTAGATCATGCTCAAAGCTTGTTCTAGAGTTTCTTTATTGCGTCTCGTCCATCCACGACCAAATGTATCAAAGTGTCCTAACGATTCGTAAAAGCTCTGCCGTTGAGTGTACACACTCTCAATGATTATCTTAGGTTCATGATTCATAACAGCTTGCAGAGTCATAGGCCCAATAGCCCCATCTGCTGTTGCTCCCACAGCACGTTGAATAGCTTTAGCTGGACGGCTAGAACCACTATTAACTGCCCAGTCAAAGGCGCACCAGTCAACACCGCTAGGAAGATCATCACCACGCACCTTATCCCAGTAATTCTTTTTGTATAACGGTGCAACATCTACAAACGTCAAGTCACGCATAGTACCTTCTGTTACTTCACGTCCTACCCAAGCTTCATATACTCTTTTAGTTACACCTAAGTTAGTCATTCCACCGGGATCTTGAGGATGATTTACAAAACCACCTTCATGATGCAATAGCATTGATAAACATTTGTCAAAGTTCTTTTTCATTTTCTACTTCCCAAAGAATTTACTTACAGAACGAATGCCTATACTGGCTGATACTATACCACCAAGACTATATTGATACCACGTAGGCATAGACTCCAGTGCAGCAAAGCCAGCTTGTACTATACTGTTACCCCAGTCACCGCAAAATGCCAGAATTAAAGGGATACTAAACAGTAAAGTTATCCATTCGTCTTTCCAGCTATTCTGAGTAGCTTGAATTGCAGCTAGATCCCAGTCAATCTCGCCAGTAGCTTGCTTTACTCTGATTTCTGCGTTAGCTTTCTGTATTGCTACCTTGCCATCCAAGTATGTTGTAGCTAATCCACCAACTGCTCCTAAGATTTGACCAATCATTTGTTCTCATTCCCTAGCCATACAGCAAAAGCACCAGTCATAGCACCAGTAACTACAGATATTAAGGCTGATTGCTGGGTAGACAAGTCTGGTTGTGATAATGCCCACTCAATACAGCGGATATACATAACAGTCATAACTAACATCATTAAACGTGGCATAATTTTCCACGCTAAAATACGTTCCATTGCTACAGTCATTCCCAGTCCCTCTTTCTTTTAGGATCAAGTACATCTCTAGAGTCAATCATACCTTCTAAGTACATAGCTCTCTCTACTCTATCTAACGTATACTTCTCTCCAGTGTCCTGAAATATCTTTTCACGTACATAGAATACATCACTCTTAGGAATATGTACCTTTTTAAGTGCATCTGAGTTATTAGACGCTAAAGCACTATAGAATTGTACTAATACATCCTCACTAGGGTATAGTTTTACTTGTTTTTTCATAAGAGTCAAGGGTTAATTACAAGGGAAATACGTGCGACTAAAAAATTAGTGATAGTTAAACTTTAAAGTCACACGTTAAGTTAAAGTATAGTGGTATATTTATAGTTATAGTTATCAATACCACTCATATAATTATGATAACATACAAATATTAAGGTGTCAACTTGTAAGTTTAACATTAATGTCTAACATTATAAGTTTAACTCTTCCTAAGTCCAATGATATAAGTGTAACTGTATATAGTTTAGTTATATAAGTTAAGTATTATAAGTTGTATTCTAAAAAGTTTAACTTTTAAGTTTAACTTACCTACTACTACTACGTAGTTTTACACAAAGCACCCCCATTGTCAATCCCTGTTTCGTTAAAAAGTGATACATTTGTAACAATTGTAACAAAACGTGATCTATGTTACAACTTTATGCACAGCTTTAAGCATTGTTATAGTATAACATTACTGTTTACACGTTATAGTTGTGTGTAAGTGCTCGTACATGGAAAGTAAAATCCAGTTCTGTTGCAGAGTATGTATATACGTACGTACATCGGGGGGGTGGCCCATGCACGGGGGGGTATGTGTGGCCGTGTGTGTGCATTCTGCGCATGTGCATAGGGCTAAACGCTTGTTTTTACACGCTTTTTCTACCGATTGTGTATCTGCAAGCCGCACATATAGGCCTGCTATGCGCACATCTGCAGCGTGATGCGATCATGCAGCGCTTATGCACAAACACACATGTATGCACATATGATCACACACATGATCACGCACGAGGCTGTTCCTGATTCGTTCTTACCGGATGTTCTGCTTTTACCCTACCCTACCGTCGGACCGTCCGACACCGCTTCCTTTTCCTTACGCATAATGCGCACCAAAAGCCGTTGACATTCCCTCGATCATCGGCCAGATTGATTGCATCGAAACGGCCAACACCGGCCACAGCAAAAAAGGAATACTTCGATGACAAACGCAAAAACAAACACAAACGCAAAAGCACACTTGGACGGCAAGGTAACACATAACGGTCAGACGTTCACAGCAAGCGCTGCCTTTGCTCAGATGGAAGCGGTACATGATCGTATGTGGCTCTTGCAAGAGCAGCAATTGGATTGCTACAAAGAAATCGGATTGCTTGTGATCCAGCTTCGTCCCTTGTACAAATCAGACAAGCTTTTCGG